GAAAGAAATGCATTGATTGAACGCTTACGAGTATACTTAGATTCTACTTCACGTAAAGCTTTACTTGAAAAGAAAGCCGCTGAAGCAGAAAATCAGAAAAATATATTGAACGACGTACCAATGACAATTTTTGTAGGATAATATGGCACTATTTGGAACACAACGAGACGTATCCTTATTTAGACACCTTAGCCGTGAGCTGATGTGGGATATTATTACCCAACAATGTGTGTATTATCAATTAATAGATAGCCAAACTAAAGTAAACATTTATGGTGAGGCTGCAGGTGCTAGATATTACAATGAACCTATTTTACTTAATACTCTAATTGTAAGAGGCGACAACCAATCCCCAGTTGATGATTTTGGTGTAGGTTACGATCGTCCAATGGAATTTAGATTTTTACGCGACGATTTACGTGGTAAAAATCCTGTTACCTCTGGTGGTGGTCCTGATATAGGAAACTATAATGGAACCCCTTATGGAGCAGATATAGTTCCTGATGTAGGAGATATAATCATGTGGGAAAATTCATATTGGGAAATAGATAACACTAATGAAAATCAATTATTTGTCGGAAAAGACCCAGCCTACCCAAACAACCAAAACCCATTAAATCCAGGACTAGAAAATTATGGATCGGATTATTCTGTTATCTGTTTCTGTCATTATGTTCCTGCAGACAAAGTTCAAATTACACGAGAAAGACTATAAGATATGCCTTCAGCTAGAAAACCAAATCCAAAAAGCCAACTCCAGATCTCAAATGATCAGGTGGATCCTTATGTTTTCCCTGAAACCGGTGAATCTTACGATAATCCAAACATACCTTCGGAATTTAATCAATTTACTCCAACAAAACAAAGTGGTGTTGATTTTAACCGTTCCGAACAGATGTCTTTTAAAGGAGATACTGTTAAACCATTTACTGTAGGTCTACAAGATATAGACGAATCTATAATGTTCTATTTTCAGAATGTTATACGTCCATTTGTTTACCAAAATGGTGTACGAATTGAAGTACCTGTAATTTATGGTTCTCCTGAAAAATGGAAATCTGTATCAAAAGACGGATACTACAAAGACAAAAACGGTGCTATAATGGCCCCACTAATTATGTTTAAAAGAGATACAATCGATAAAAACCGATCTCTTACAAACAAATTAGATGCAAACAATCCTCACCTATACACTTCTTGGGCAAAAGGATATAATGCAAAAAATGGCTACTCAAACTTTGACGTATTAACAAACCGTAAACCAGTTGAGCAATTCGTTGTCAATGTAGTACCTGACTACGTTAATTTAACGTATACATGCGCCATTCAAACATACTATGTTGAGCAAATGAATAAAGTAATTGAGGCAATCAACTATGCTTCCGATTCATATTGGGGGGATCCGGAACGCTTTAAATTTAAAGCATCTATTGATTCATTTTCTACAGCAATTGAAATATCCGATTCTACAAATCGTATTATTAAAGGTACATTTACATTAAAAATGTTTGGCTACATTGTACCAGATACAGTACAAAAAGAAGTAACAGCAATTAAAAAATATAATAGCAAAGCACAAGTTATCATTACAACAGAAACAGTTAATAATTTAAATAATCTATAACAATGGCAGCAAAAGCAAAAACACAATCCTCGGTTTCATTTATTGGCAAACCTAAAAAGAAAAGACCAGGCGTTCACGCAAAGTCAAAAATTAGCAAAAACAAAAATAGTAAAAATTACGTTAAGTCGTACGTTTCACAAGGAAAATAATATTTATAATAAAATGGCAGTACAAGTAACAGGATTATTTCAATCAACCACAACTGGATTAATTTATCAATCCCCACTTTTAACATTAGTTCCCCATTTAGCTTATGCTGGAGCAATTAAAATGGATGTTTATATTGCAGATAACGGTGCGATTGGATATGAAAATATTGACAAGTCAACCTTAACATACGATCCAACAATCACAGATCCATATTCACAATTGATTGATGCTTTAGATACATTTGTAATCGATAATTTAAAAGATGCAAATGAAATCAATTCCCAATCAACATTTGAAAAATATAACCCACCAGCTCCAGAACCAACTCCAGAACCAGAAACACCAGTAGTTGAAGAAGAAAGTGGAGAGTAAAATCCTATTTTAGTACATTAAACCTCAAAATATAAATTATGTCAATCGTTTCAGAAAAAAAGTTCTTAACAGAAGAAGAAAAAAACACGTTAAAAGAAATTCAAACAAGCACCCAAGCACTTATTGCTGAGTTAGGAGAAATTGAGTTAGTTAAAATCCAATTGGAATCACGTTATGATAACGCGAAAAAATTCTTAGCCGAACTCGGTGAAAAAGAACAAGAATTCACCCAATCGGTATTTAACACATATGGTAAAGCTAGTATCAACCCTGAGACTGGTGAAATCACCCCAGTAGAGTAATCTAGGTTAAAATACACCATATTTATAATAAAATAATTTATAATGGCAGAAACAATTGTCTCACCTGGTGTATTAGCGATAGAAAACGACCAATCCTTTGTAACTCAACAACCTGTACAAGCAGGTGCTGCTATCATAGGACCAACAGTTAAAGGTAAAGTAGGTATCCCTACTCTAGTAACCTCATATAGTGATTATTTAAATAAGTTTGGTGCTACTTTCCTTAGCGGAAGTAACACCTACACTTATTTTACTTCAATTGCTGCTTACAACTATTTTAATAGTGGTGGTCCTTCACTTTTAGTAACACGTGTTGTAACAGGTTCATTTACATCTGCTACTTCATCATTTATTTCTGCTTCTGCACATGCCGCTGGTGCTCCTTATAATACTAGCCCATTTGAATTGGCTACCATTTCTAAAGGAGAAATTATGAATAGTACAGGCCCAACAGGAAATGTTGGTACTCTATTAAGCGGCTCAGCAGATAATTTTAGATGGGAAATTGCTAACGCTAATACTAGCTCAGGTACATTCACCCTATTACTTCGCCAAGGAAATGACAGTACCGTATTCCCTTCAATTGTAGAAACATGGGGTCCATTATCACTTGATCCATATTCATCAAATTATATTGAGAAGATAATTGGTAATCAAGTAGAAAATGTAGCTGTTGACAACGGTGAATATTACATCCAAACAACCGGAAGCTATACTAACAACTCAGCTTATATTTACGTTAAATCTGTAAATCAACCTACACCAAACTATTTTGATAATGTAGGAAATGCAAAAGCACAATATACTGGTTCAATTCCGATTAATGCAAGTGGTTCTTTTGGTTCTGCTGTTGGAAAGTTATTTTATGGTGGAGCCACTAAATTCTACGAAAATATAACTTCAGCCACTAATATTCAAGGAATCCCAGCAAGTGCATATACCCAATCTATTTCTTTATTAGCCAATAAAGATGCATTTAATTACAATTTATTAATTGCCCCGGGATTACTAACAGACATGAACTCCCCAGCATCAGATGCTATTACATCAATGATTACTGTTGCCCAAAATAGAGGTGATATGATGGTAGTTCTTGATTCATCTAAATATGGTACCCAAATTAATTCCGTATTAACTAATACTGTAGGGTATGATACATCATATGCTGCAACTTATTGGCCTTGGGTTAAAACAGTAGATCCAAATACAGCAAATCAAGTATGGGTTCCTGCTTCAACTATGATTCCTGGAGTATACGCTTTTAATGATAATGTAGCTGCACCATGGTTTGCACCTGCAGGCATTAATAGAGGGATTATTACAGTTGCTACACAAGCAGAACGTGTATTAACTCAAGGAAATAGAGATACATTATATCAAGCAAATGTTAATCCAATTTCTACTTTCCCTAATTCAGGTATAGTAGTATTTGGACAAAAAACATTACAAAAAAGACAAAGTTCTTTAGATCGTATTAATGTACGCCGTTTGTTAATTGAACTTAAAAATTATATTTCTCAAGTAGCAGATACGTTTGTGTTTGAACAAAACAATTCAGTTACAAGAAATAATTTCTTAGGGATTATTAATCCATATTTGTCATCTGTTCAACAACAACAAGGTTTAACCTCCTTTAGAGTTATAATGGATGAAACAAATAACCCACCTTCAGTTGTAGACAATAATCAAATGGTAGGTCAAATTTATTTACAACCTACACGAACAGCTGAGTTTGTTGTACTTGACTTTAACATATTACCTACTGGTGCAACGTTTCCTGCTTAATAGCATATCTTAAAAAAGATATTCATATTTATAATAAAAAAATACAATGGCAAATTTCACAACTTCTCCTGGAGTAGCAATTAGCGAAATAGACAACACTTTCTTAACTGGGCAACCAATTCAAGCGGGTGCTGCTATTATAGGTCCTACAGTAAAAGGTCCTGTTGAAAACCCAATTCTTGTAACTTCTTATTCAGATTTCGTAGCAATCTTTGGAGATACATTTATTAGTGGTGGTCAAGCACAATCTTACTTAACTTCAATTGCTACTTACAATTATTTTAATTACGGAGGAACTTCATTATTGGTTGCTCGTGTAGTATCTGAATCTGTTAGCTGGTCCTCAGCACAAAGTACTACAATTCCATCTTACCTAAGTACATCTTCAGCTTCATTTGTTTTAGAAACAATTTCTGAAGGAGTTATTATGAATAACTCTAGTTCAATTATTGGAGCTTCAGGTTCATTAGTTTCAGGTTCAGAAAGTAACGTTCGTTGGGAAATTACTAATTCAAATACTGGATCAGGTACGTTTAATTTATTAGTTAGACGTGGTAACGATATTGAAAATAACAAAGTTATTTTAGAATCATGGAATAATTTAACATTAGATCCTAATTCAAATCGCTACATAGCTCAAGTAATTGGTGATCAAGTATTAAATTATAATTCTACTACAAACCAAATGGAATTATCTGGAAGTTATCCAAATAATTCAAAATATGTTCGTGTAAGATCAGTTAATTTACCTACTCCAAACTATTTTGATGCAAATGGAATTGCAGTAAGTGCTTATACAGCTTCTATCCCAGTAAATGGTAGTGGCTCAGCAGGTGGTTCATTTGCAAGTGCTACAGGTACTGTGAATAGTACTATTAATTTATACGATACTATTTCAACAACAAATACACAAGGATTAACTGGTGCTAGTTATAATAATATGATTGCATTGCTTGGAAATCCTGAAGCATATCAATTTAACTTATTATTTACTCCTGGTTTAACAAATGATAACCATGCAGCTCAAGTAACTAGTATTATTAACAATACTATTGCTAGAGGTGATAACATGTATGTTGTAGATCTAGTAGATTACAACAGCACAGTTGGTGACGCAGTAACACAAGCACAATCTCGTGATACTTCATATGCCGCAGCTTATTGGCCTTGGGTTCGCATTATCGACCCAGGAACAGGAAGACAAGTTTGGGTACCAGCTTCTACAGTAATCCCAGGTGTATATGCATTTAACGATAAAGTATCAGCTCCTTGGTTTGCTCCAGCAGGTATCAACCGCGGTGGATTAAACACAGTACTTCAAGCTCAACTGAAATTGACGCAAGGTAATCGTGACACGTTGTATAGCAATAATATTAATCCAATCGCCACATTACCTAAACAGGGAGTTGTAGTATATGGTCAGAAAACATTACAAAAATCACAATCTGCTCTTGATCGTGTAAACGTACGTCGTTTGATGATTGAATTAAAATCATATATCAAGCAAATTGCAGATACAGTAGTATTTGAACAAAATACAATTGCAACTAGAAATTCATTTGTAGCACGTGTTACTCCATTCTTAGAAGGAATCCAACAAAAACAAGGATTGTATGCTTACAAAGTTGTTATGGATGATACAAACAATGGCCCAGCAGTAATTGATCAAAACCAATTAGTAGGTCAAATTTATATCCAACCAACGCGCACAGCTGAATTTATTTCATTAGATTTCATCTTAATGCCTACAGGAGCTGAATTCCCAGGATAAAAATTGAAAAATTAGATATTTATAACAAAATTAAAATAGAAAACAAATGGCAATTTTAAATCCAAACGAAATATTTTTTACAGCGTTTGAACCTAAACAAACAAACCGTTTTATCCTTTATATGGATGGTGTTCCATCATATTTAGTAAAAGGAGTAGGAGCAGTATCTTTAACACAAACCGCAGTTCCTCTTAACCATATCAATGTTCAACGTTATGTAAAAGGAAAAACTGTTTGGGATACTATCCAGTTCACATTATACGATGCAATTACACCTTCCGGTGCACAAGCAGTAATGGAATGGGTACGTTTAGGTCACGAATCAGTAACAGGCCGTGATGGTTACTCAGATTTCTATAAAAAAGATCTTACATTTAACGTTATTGGACCTGTAGGTGATATCGTTTCTGAATGGATTATTAAAGGAGCTGTTATTACTAACGCTACATTCGGTGAATATAACTGGGATGATGATGGAAGTATAGTTAACATACAAGTAACAGTCCAACCAGATTACTGTATCTTGAATTACTAAGAACAAAACAACAAAACATATGAAAGCTCCAAAGAAATTTGGGGCTTTTATTTTCTTTCAATATATTTATAACCATATGAAACTAGATAGTTTACGTACATTAGTTAAAGAGGAGCTTAATAAGCGACTAAATGAGGAATACCAAGACAAGTTCAAAATGGTAGGTATGCTTATTACCAACATTAAGAAACGCCCTCAAAAAGAAATCTTTTCAGATATCCGCTCAATTCCAGGTGTTACAGTAGCATCGGCAAAAGAACCTATGGATTATAGTGAACAAAACACAGAAAAATTTCAAACAGTATTAACTATTAAAGTAGATGGTCATCCATGGATTGCATCTAGTGGATTTGATCGTTCAAAAATGGAAGATATCCGCAAAGCTATATTGAAAGTAGAAGGAGTATTATCATACAATGTAAATCCTGATAATATTTCCCCTCTTTAATATATTTATACAAGACAATTA